TATTATGCTTTGTCATGAAAAAGATGTTAGATGTTAATTCTCTTTGCATTACTCGTAGCTTATCTTCAGTTATCCATTCGCCGCTTTCATAAATTGCTATGATGTTAGATATTTTGGTTAATATTTCGTTCATTACCATTGTGCGTTTTGTTCTAACTTACTTATGTAGTCTAGTTTAATTTCTGTCGCCATTATCACCCTTGACTTTATCAAGTCGCACATAGTTTCGTCTCTTTCAACTGTTAATTCGTGCCAGTATTCAAGACCCTCATGCAAATAGTAATTAAAAAAATATGATGACTCAGTGCCAGAGCAAAGCATTTGCATTTGCTGTTGTGCGTAATAACTGCTATCCATTTCCTTAATGCCATTAGCAACTATTTTATAAAACTTATTTCGTCTAGGACATTTTATTTCTAAATTTCTATTGTTTGAAACGATACCGTCAGGACTTGCGCCAGCATGATCGCCTAAAGTAAAAAAACCAGATTCTCGAACATTTATAAAATCAAAAGACTTTATATCTTTAAACCTATTAAACGCTAAAGGCTCTAAATTAGTACCTCTCTCCATGTCTGGCGATGTATATGTGTCTTCTTCCACACCGTAAAGAGTTTCTACTGCTTTTTCAAAAGCAAAGTTATCAATAGATTGTTTTGTTTTGGATAGTGTTTCCTTGCCTAGTAAACGAGATATTTGTGAAGCTGTAAAGCGTCCTTTTCTCATTTCAAACCATTCTTCAGAACGCTGTTCTGTAATTATTTCTTTACTTAACATATTCCGAATATTTTGCAGACATCTCTGGCGTTATTGAGTAAATAGTTTTTATTTTATCTAAAGATGCACCAGCTTCTTTTGCTTTCTCAAAGTTAGATTCCGTAAAGTTAGGCAATGCTTTTTTAATTACTGGCTGTATAGGTCTAATTCTTACGCCACCTACTTTTTCGCCTTTCATCATTACGTTTGCATCTAAATACAATTGAATAATTAAATCCTTCCAGTCTTCAACAAATGGACTTGATGCAAATCCCTTTAATACCTTTGCGTTTGTAGCATTTAATACTAGAGGTTTTATTTTTACGTCTTTAAAATAAGCAATGTTTGCATCGATTTTCTTGCCAGCTACCTTTGCACCATATTCTTGATTTACGTGAGAGATAGTTAATATTAAATCGTGTCCTTTTTCTGTCATGTCTTCAAGGTCTGGAGTGCCTAAGTGATCAGACTTTGCAACCTTTCTGTAGTGTGTTTTGTTTTCCATAATGTTAGTTTAATAAATTAGTGTAGTCATATCCATACTCCTTAGCGTCGACTACCATATCAGTAGCTAACTTTATAAATCGAAGATCAACGCACGTCTCAATAATTGTTTGGGCGTTAGAATAGATGTGTTCGCTGCTCCAAACAACGGAGTCGAATTGATCGCGTAATATTTCGCTAAGGTTTTGTTTTGTCTTGAATTTCATAATATTGTTTTTTGTTTGTGTAAATATACACCTATTTAAGTTTAGATTGATTCTAAATTAGCATAGTAAATATAAGCGTTACTTACTATATGATTTTTTTGTTTGTTAATTGCTGCAAGTGTGTGCGGTGTTTTACCGTATAAAGGTTTCTTTCCTGGTTGCTCTTTAACAATGTGCCAATATCCTTTTTTAAACTCAGGGTATATGTGTATTCCTTTCTTGTGGCAGATGCTTACAGCGTCGTTTATTTGCATAACTATTTGATTTTAAAAATTACAACACTGTATAAAAGCCATTGAAAATAACGGCTCTTATACTTTTGTTAGCGTTCATTTGCCAACTCACACCAAAATATCCATTGCTCAACAATTGTGTAATAAGTTCTTTTCACTACCTTTAATTCAACATCACCGCTATCTGTTTCAATGGAGCAGTAGTCGCCTAATTGTAATTCACATTCTATTAGTGTTTCATCTTCGTTAATACCTTCGTGTTTTATATAATATTTCATTTTAATTAAGGTTACTGCCAACGCTCAAAAACGAACGCTAACAAGGTTTATATGTAATAAGGCTAATTAATTTAGTTCTAAACCGAAAGTATGTGCATAGCCTTACTACACATACACAGGTCGTTGTATGCAATTAAAAAATCTTATTGCATTTTTTACATTTTGTAATTTCGTGGCTCATTAGTACCCAATTAACTTCACACTCATTTATGAATTTGTGTTTTTTGTGCAATCCTAATTTGCAAAGTATTTTACTAATATTAAAGTATTTCATATCTCTATTTTTTTAACTGTTCACTTCGTCATACAACAACGTGTATAGCACATTAAAACGATGCCATACACAATGCGTTATGAATAATCATAGAATCCAGCGTCTTGATCATAAGGAAGTCCGATAACGGGAGTAACATAATAGTAACCCTCTTTATTTACTTCATAATACAATTGATCTAAATGCTTTTCGCTTAGTTCAAACTCGTTACCATCGTTATCTGAGCCATAACAATCAACAGGAACCATATCGGGTTTCTTAGCTTTTTTAACTTCTAATATACCGTTGTAATCCTCTGTTCTAAAGCAAGTTTCAAACGTGTCTCCATCTTCTTTTAAGATATAGATCATAGCTTCTTTAATTGTATGCCAAAGAATTTTAACTATCTCGTCGTTTGTTTTTAAATCTTTGATAATGTTTATATGTGTTTGTTAATTAATGACAAATATAGTGATGTTTTATTAATATACAACACCTTACGCTTATTTATAATGATTATAAATATATTAATAACTTGTTGATAACTGAATTAAAGGTCTTATATTTGCACTTCACAATTAAAACAAACATAATGGAATTAACACTAAAAAGTATCGTAACGCCTTTTAAAGAATGGCAGCAAGATAGGTGCAGTAAATCACTTCATATATTTGAAGATAATAGATTAAAAGGCGTGTGCATAAGAAAGTGCATGAATAAGAATTGCAACAAATTAATAAAATCATAATGACTGTAAACAACAAATTGCAAAACCACGTACTAATTTTAAATTTAGTATGCGCTGAGTTTGGAATCACTCCTAAAGATTTATTCATAAAATCTAGGAAAAAAGAAGTAATTATACCACGACAAATATTTTATTATCTGGCTAAGAAATACACTAGATATTCTCTGCAATCTTTGGGTGAGATAGGTTTTAACTATAGCGGCGTAAGGCAAGATCACGCCACAGTTTTACACGCAAAAAACACAGTAATAAATTTACTAGGCAGTGATGACCTTATAACTATACCATGTTCAAGGATAGAATCAAAAATATCTGAAATACTAGGAATCAATCCAAGCATAATCGTTTTAAAAGAAGAGATTAAAAACAAAATAGACAAAAGCAAAGATGTAAAATCATTAATCAAATTACTGAAATATCAATATAAAAAACTAAAAGAAAATGAACTTAACGACTAATCACATCCCCGAAAATTGGACCCCAAATGATAAAATATCTTTTATGAATTGGATGATAAAAATTCAGTCAAACTATTATAGCGAAATAAATTAATTATGGATAATCGAGATTTTTTACAAATGAAAAAAAGACAAATAAAATTTAGAGTTTATGATTCAATATCTAAAGAGATGCACTCATGGTATAGAATAATGAATAAATCATTAGCAGAATTTAATTTAGATCACTATACGCTTGAACAATTCACAGGATTACAAGACAAAAACGGTGTGGATATTTATCAAGGTGATGTTATAGGAGTTAAGCTCATGGATAATGTAGAAGAGTTAGGCTATTATATTTGTAAATGTGAAGTCAAAATATATAAGGGGTGTTGGTGTTTGTTTCAAATAGGATTTGATTATTCAAATAGTCCTTTTGAAGATGTTTCAATTTTACACAATGAGACAAACGAAATTGAAATAATCGGAAACATACACGAATAAAAGTATTGTTTATCAAATAAATAGTTGTACATTCGCAAACGGTTACCGTCTGACAATATAGTAACTTAACAATTAATAAAAGCCTTATAAGGATAAATGAAGTCAGACGCATTTTGAATTATAGGGCTTTATGTTTTAATAAATTATGGTAAAGCTAACAAAAAGAAAAGGATTTAATTTCTTCCGTAGTTACTTTGATGTTTACAACGAATTAGAAAGCGCACAAGACAAAGTAGATTTTATAGACGCTTTGTTGAATAGACAATTTTTAGGCGTTAAACCTACTGATTTAAAGGGCATGGCTAAGTTTGCGTATATCTCACAGACCAATAGTATAGACTCACAAGTTAAGGGTTATGAAGACAAAACTAAAACAATTCTTACCCCTACCGTAGGGGTAAACAAAAAAGATTTAACCCCTAGCCTACAAGTACAAGTAGAAGAGAAAGTACAAGTACAAGTACAAGACGTAAAAGATACTAAAGTATCTACGTCGATTGACTTTGATAAGTTACTAATAGCTTTTAATCAAATCACAAATAAAAACTGTAGAGTAGTAAACTCCAAAACAAGGGCCCAACTAAAAGCAAGGTTAAAAGATGGTTACACAAAGCAAAATATAAAGGATGCAATAATTAACTGCTATAACGATAAATTCCACAAAGAAAATAACCACAAGCATTTAACACTTGAGTTTATTACTAGACCCGATAAGCTAGAGCGATACAGTCAGGCAGTAGTAACTTCTCAAATAGTAACTAAAGGCAAGGGGATTGGTTTAAAGGCTGGTGACTTCTTCGAGGAAACTACTTTGTTTGTTTCGTTTATAAGCGAAGAGGGAACGGCTGTATGGAAAAACACAAAAGATATGTTATGATAGAATATGACCCAGAATTAACAGGTGACCAAACAGAAGTTTTACCAGATAATATTCTAAGCAAAAAAGAAGATGAAAAAGAATGGCTAGATTTAGTTTTTGCAAATAAAGTTCCGCAAGGTTACGGCTTAGGCTCAGAAACATTCGATGAGCATTTTAGATTAAAGCGCAAAACTTTAGTCGGTGTGTTTGGAATGGATAACGTAGGTAAAACAACCTTTTATTTATTTATGATCATGTGCTATGCTAAGAAGCACGCGTTAAAATTCTTAATACTAGCTAGAGAAAACGAAAGTGCATCAGTTAGACAGTCTCTTATTGAGCTATTCTTAGGTAAATATGCTTATCAATGTACATCCGAAGAACAACAAGAGGCGGTAAAGTTTTGCTATAAGTTTTTCGATATTATAAAACTAGATGTAAACGTAAACAAAGAAAATATATTTGATCTATTGGATAAAGCGTATGAAGATAATCATTACTTTGCGTGCTTCATTGATCCATACAACGCAGTTCAGCACGAGCAAAGTCCAAAGAGTAACTATGAATTTTTAGATAGCCTTAGACGTTATCAAAACAAGATGAATACAAGCTTTCACATATCAATGCACATCAGCACAGAAAAAGCGCGTAACTATGTTTATTCTGCTAACGATAAATTGACTAACTTTGAAGGCTTTGAAATAGATGTAGTAGGTCAAAACAAAGTGCCAAGAAAAAATCACGTAGAAGGCGGGCAACCTATCGCAAATAAATTGGATGATATTATAGTAGTTAGCAGAATTTACAAGGTAGATGAGCTTAAAAACTACACCCTAATTTCTATTGAGAAAGTAAAGGAAACAAGAACAGGAGGTACAACCACTTATGAAAAGCCTATCATGTTTAAAAAGGAATTAGGTTATATTACTTTTATAGATGACCAATTAAAAAACCCGCTTAAATATACAGAGGTTACAAAAACAAAAGAAGTTATAAAGCCAGCTAACGCAGAACAAGCTTTTGGCATTCATGACGATGGACTGGCATTTTAAAAACATTAATAATGAAAATAAAACATAAATTTAATTACGAATGGACTTTGAAAGATGCAAACTTTACAAAAGATAAAGGAACTGTATTTAGTTGTTTTGCTTGTGGTGGTGGTTCTACTATGGGTTATAAACTTGCAGGATTTGACGTGCTAGGATGCAATGAAATTGACCCAAAGATGATAGAAGTATATAAAGTTAATCATAACCCAAAGTATGCCTATTTAGAACCTATACAGACTTTTAAATTACGTAAAGATTTACCAAAAGATTTATATGATTTAGATATTTTGGATGGTTCACCACCTTGTAGCTCTTTTAGTATGGCTGGGAATAGAGAAAAAGACTGGGGAAAAGAAAAAGTATTTAGGGAAGGACAAGCTGAACAAGTTTTAGATACTTTGTTTTTTGACTTTATAGACCTTGCAAAAGAATTGCAACCAAAAGTAGTCATTGCTGAAAATGTAAGTGGATTAATGATGGGAACAGCTAAACAATATGTAAAAAAAGTTTACAATTCTTTTAAAGAAGCAGGTTATCAATTAAGAATTGAGCCTTATTTGTTAGATGCTTCAAAAATGGGAGTACCACAAAGAAGAAAAAGAGTGTTTTTTGTAGCTTTAAGAAATGATTTATGTGATAATTTTATGGAACAAATAGATATGTTTCAAACCGCACCTAAATTAAATTTAGAATTTAATGAAAGGATTATAAACTATGGAGAGATAAGACAAAAAAAAGGAGAGGGAAAAACAAAAATAGGTGACGCCACATTAAAATATTGGAGATTAACTCCACCTGGCGAATATTTAAGTTTTGCGCATCCTAAAGGTAGTTATTTTAATGAATATAAATTACATCCTTTAAAGGTAGTACCAACAATAAGAGGTAAGTGCTTTCCCTTTGATTACTTAGATGAAAGAAAACTTTATACAAATGAAGGGTGTTTAGCAGGAAGCTTCCCGTTGGATTACAATTTTAAAAAAATACTTCCCTCCTATTTAATTGGAATGAGTGTACCACCTGTAATGACAGCACAAATAGCAATTAGAATTTATGAACAATGGCTTTCTAAAATATAATTATGAAAACAGAAATAGCTATACAAAGATTAATCACACGCTTTTCAGGTGGTAACGCTATTACTCCTAACGATGCAGATAGGGCAGCTTTAAAGTCTATCGTACAAAATTACAACGATAGCCAAAGTAAAATAAATTACTCACAGGAGCCATTCGCTAAGCTGTTTTTATTTCTTTACAATGAAGTGATAACGGAGAGAGAAAAAGACAATAGCATTAAGCCAGTAAAGATATTAAAAAATATTTTGTCAACTCCAATGGACCAATTACTTCAAAATATCTATACAAAATTAAACGGTTACCGCTGGGACGAAGTGATAAGAGAAATCAAGCCTGACGAGTTTAAAGGAAACCTAAGTGATGAGGAATATATTAAGATAAAAAACAAAATAGCTGGCGAACATCTTGATAAGTTAATGGAAAAATCACTATCTTACGACCTAATTAAATCACAGTTGATAGGTAAGATAAATCAATTGATGAATGATTACGTGTAATTTTTACGTTTAAGTGTATGGCAAGTAGCCCAGCACGGACGATGAAATTTAGCACAAACATTAATCGGCTATTTGCTATACACGGTGTTGACTACTGTGCGACTTAATTAATAAAAAACATAAATAGAATGAAAAATTTACTTTGGTTGGATGATATTAGAAATCCTTATATAAACGAAGAAGGCAAAGTGCCAACACGTAAAAATGGCAAACACTATAATATAAATTGGGTTTTAAACTACAAACAGTTTGTTAAATGGATAGAACTTTTTGGACTACCTGATGCTATTT